GAAAGCGCATCGCGCGCCCACGACGTTGACGGCATAACGCGCGCCTCCACGTGCAAGGCTTCATCGGAATCGCGAAGCGTCAAGCTGCCGGCTTCCGTGGAAGCCAGCGGCTTTTCAGGATCGTGCCCGGCCAATAGAAACACGTTTTGGCCGGACTCGATGCGCGAGCGGAAGGCGCGCGGGCCGAAGGTTTCCCTCCGGCCGTTGCTGATTTCCGTTTCGCTGTTGTAAGGGAAGGCGCCACGCAAAAGCGTTGCGCCGCCTTCCGTGCGAACCTCAAACTTAAACGTGGTGCCGTAAAGCATTACTTTCCCTTACTGGATGTCGGTGATCGTGCGGACCTGGGCCGGACGCGCCACCGTCACGTCGGCGGTGAGGAGCGCGGTGAGTTTCAGCGAACCCGCCGCGGCACCGGCATAAGGATCGCGGATAAGATCCACGCCGCCCCACAGGCCAACAAAGGCCGGTGCAACGCCGCCCGCCGAAGTCGTCAACAGCGCGGTGCTTTCGGAAGGCGAGCCGCCCGGTGCGACAAGCGCGTTGCTCGACATCACAATGTTGCCCGCGCCGACGTTCTTAACCAGCCGGTCCCATTCGGTGATGCCCGAACCTTCATCCGCGAACGTGTCATCCAGATCGGACCACACCTCCGGGCGGATCAGCAATTTGACATCGCCGGGACCGTTCGCAGCGTTCGCAGTCATGAACGCCACAACCGCGGCACGGAACGCCGACCAGCTTGCCGCAGCGTTAACGGCTGTCGTGCTGTAGCCGTATGTGCTTTGGCCGGGAATGATGCCAAGCGGCTGACCGTTCGCGCCGGTGCCGAGGAAGATCGCCTTATCGAGTCCGGCTGCAATGGCCGAATTCATATCGCGACGAACTGCATCCTCGATGCCGCCAGCCTGCTTAAGTGATTTGCGAGAAATCACCATCTGCACGCCGAAGTTCTGCTCCGGCTTGAGCGCCTTGTCGGTGGTCGCGAAAGCAGTCGGACCCGCAACGTCCGCGAGTTCACCATCCGCCCAGCCGGCGGCAACGGACGACGTGACAACCGGCCATTCAACCGCACCGGTGTCGATGTTAATCATCTGCACGCCCATGCGGCTGGCAACGCTCGCCGGGAACAGACGATCAATAATCGGCTTAGTGGCGATCGGATCGGCAATACCCGATGCGACAGTTTCGCCGCTGCGCATTTCGAGCGCGGCCAGCGGCACAGGCACGCCGCGATACGCCGACTTGCTGCGCATCTCCTGCACAACTTCGGCCGTCTCGCCGTCGATTGCCGAACCGTTGTCCAGGAAGTTCGCAACGGCACGCAGATCGAACTTGGCAACCAGATCGGCGTATTCTTTTTCGCCGCGGGTCTCCAACTCAGCACCGGCTTCCTTGCGCTGCTCATCTTCCGCGATCAAAGCGGCGCGATAGCGAGTTTCATTGGTGCGATACTCCGCGTCCATATCATTCATGGAGCGCGTCTCATCCTCGCTCGGCTTATCCTTGCCGACCAGGGCCGCGAGCGCCTGACGGATTTCCGACTGACGGCGGGAGATTTTCACAGACTCAAGCATTAAAAGTCCTCTCGTAGTAAAGATGCCCATTGCTTACGGGCGGGTGATGGAAGCTGGCCACGCTCGGCCAGCGTCTTTTGCAAATGGCAGGCCCGGCAAAGCGTTTTGCAATTGCCGAGGTCGAAAGTTAGCTCCGGTGCTGCCTCCACCGGGATTACGTGATGAACTTCAAGCTGGCCGCGCGAACCGCACTCCGTGCATTTAAAATCGTCGCGTCTGACCGCCTGCATACGCACCGCGCGCCACCGCGCGCTGTGATGCGCTATGCCCATTGAGCAGCGCGTGATTTGCGCGCCGGCTGGGCAAGTACGCGGTCGCCTTGTGCAACGGCGAGAATTGTCGCCGCAGCTGCATCAATGCGGCCAAGCGATCGCGCCTTCGCCAGTTTGTGGTTGCCGGCTGGATCAACGAGCGTGATGGCGTCGGCGAAAGCGGACCGCAGCAACAGCGAAGGCAAAGACTTCACGTTGCCGTTAAACAGCGTCTTGCGGAAACGCTCGATGTCCTCCGCGCCGTCTTTCCAACCGAAGCCGCGCCAAATGAATGGCACTCGGGAAAGGCCCGCCTTCTGCATCGCCTCGACGAATTCAGCGTGTCGAAAGCGGTCGCCAACGATGCAAGCAATTGGATAGTCGACACGCGCCACGACGTCGGCGAGCCAAGGCCCGGCCGGCACGGTGTTCTCGCCAATGGTTGTTAGTTCGCCGCGTTCCTTCATCTCGACGTAGCGCGCGCCGACGCCATCGGAAGCGCCGCGATCCGCAAGGCTGGGCACAGTCGGGAATGTGCCGATAGCCTCAAGCCGGCCAGACTCGGGCCAGTAGAACGCCGCTGCCGACATAGAACGGCTGCCGCCAAGGTCGACGCCAAGAATGCAAGCGCCCTTGCGCGGTGGCAGTTCGCTGACCTCGGAGGAAAGCCATTCGTCGACAGTCACCAAGACGGAACGGTCCTCGGTGCTGACGCGCTCATTGCGGTTGAGGTTTCGGAAGCTGGAAAGCGCCGATCCACCGCGGGCGATGGCGCGTCGCGCCTGCGCCTGTAGCCATTCTAGCGAAGAGCCAATGCCCTCAGCGGCGCCGGGATTGGCAATCAGAAGGGACTCCGCGTCGTCCGCAGGCAGGCCGAAAGGCGGCCTGTGCTCTTGAACGTAGGTGCCGGGTGGCGGGTCATCTAGCCAACGCGAGAATGTGTTGGCATCGTCGGGCGCGGATGTGCTGATAATTAACGCGCGACCACCACGCTTGCCGAGACCAGAAAGAATGCTGTTTTCGAGGCTATCGCCCTTATCGCGATCCCATGCAGCACGTTCGTCAAGGATCGCCAGATTTGGCGCGCCGCCCAAGATGCTTTTTCCATCTGCCGCGATACAACGCGCAAGCCCGCCGCCTTCACCTGAGTATTCCACTTCCAAACGTTGGCCGCGGCGGATTTTGAACAGCGCCTGCTCTTCCTCCGGCAGACCTTCGATAAAACCAACTAGAAAATTGAACGCAATCTTCGCCTGATCACGGTTGCGCGCGGCAAAGATGATTTCCCGCTTCGGCTGCGAGTCCATGATTCCGGTCAACGAAGCCAACGCGACGCCTGCCGACAACGCGGTCTTCGCATTGCCGCGGCCGATCGAAAGGCACGCAACCATGTTCTTCGGATCGAGCGCGCCGCAGATAAAGTCGCGCTGAAACTTCGCCAACCGAAGCGGCTGACCAGCAAGCGGACCCTCGGGAATCTTTAGCGTTTCAAGGAACTCAATGACCCTATCGGCCGTCGTTTTCCCCCCGGATTTTTTCGGCCGGGAGTGTGAAAGAAGCTGTTGGCCGCCGGTAGTATTGGCAGGAGGTTTTTTCGGTATTGGGACCAATAGCTTGCGCGGCCTGCCGCGCTTCTTCTCGCTCATGACGGCATCGACTGACAGTTGAGCTGATACCAAGCCGCGGCCGGATCGCGCTGCACGTCGACGACTTGAAACGTTAGGCCCTCGATGGTGAGCGTATCCAACCGCGCTGGCACGACGGTCAGTGATGATGCGAGGATCTCAATCTGTTCGTTGGTGCGCGGCACGCCACCGATGCCGTGCGCAATCGTGCCGAACGAGCCGCGAATGCCTTCAAAGTCGTGATCTTCAGTCCCACCGCCAATCGTCCCGCCAGCGCCGTCAGGAACGCTAGGCAAGGCGTGATGCAGCACGCCTGCTAGTAGCTGGCCGGTGAATGCGGCGTCAATGTCTGCCTTGAGTTCACTTAGCATCGTCATCTTTCGGTTTGGGCAGGATGGTGCGGATCACGGCGAACGCCGCCTTGCGCAGCTTGATGCAAGTCTCACAGGCCACGGGCTACTCGCTTGCGGTTCTTGCGCGCCTTGCTGGCGGGCTCTTCGCGGTCCAGCGATAGATTGCTGTCAGGCCAAAAACTGCGCGGTGTCATCGCATCGACAAAGCGCATGCATGCGGCGGCCGGCACCTCGCGGGTGATGATCCGGTCGCGGTGATCAATGAATGCGACCACAGCCATGCCCTGCCGCACTTCGATGCATTTGCAAATGCGTCCGCCGACAACGACGGCGGTGTTAGCGAGTCCCATAAGTCACCAGTGAATAATCGGGGAAGGATTGGCGATGGTGTCGATCATCAGATCGCGGCCGTCGTCGTCATCGCGGGCCGGTGCATCGAGCGAAGTAAGCGCGAGGCCGTTGCCAATGGCGCGCTTCGTAATCAGGTTGGCGGGCTTCTTTGACTTCAGGTCGTCGAACGTCATCTCGCCCGATAGAATTGCCGCGTAGGCTTCGCCAACCATATCGAAGCGTGAATCCACGTACCGCTTGAATCTCGCATAGAGCTTCGCGAACAACTGATCCCGCATCAGTGATGCCAAGAGCAGGTTCGGTGCATCCCCGTCGCGCTGGTAGCGCTGATGGAAAATCACGGCAGCGTGTTCCGCTAAGACGCGCGTAAGGCGCGCCCGGAATGCAGGATCACGGCGGGCGCGATGTTGCAGCGAGCCGTTGGCAGGCAGGCCGGCGCGGCGAAGGGCTTCCGGCCAGCCTGCGCCTGGGAGAGACTTAATCAGTTCGAGCGCTTTGTCGAACTCGTCGGCTGTGAAGCTTTTGCGGCGCGTTACCGGAACGCTGCGAATGCCCAGCAGCTTCGCGCGCTTTTTCATCGCAGCCGCATAGGCCGGCCTCTTGCCGGGGTTGGCGCGGATGTATTCGGTTAAGCGATCGCCGTTGATTCCCAGTTCCCGGCCGGCCTCGACTGCGCTGCGCCCTTCGGCAATGAGCGATAGCATGGCCTCGAAATTTGAAGCGATACGATCAAGACTGGGTTTCCCCTTGGCGTGGCGGACGGCTGCAATCTCAGCAGCACGCTCAGGATGGTTTTGAAGGTAGCGAGTCCACGCGGCCGATGACGGCGCACCCGGCACCGTCATGTAGGCCTGTCGGTCGGACATGCCTGACGCGATGGCGGCCTTCATCGCTTCAAAGCATTTTTCGGCCTTGGGGGCTGGACCGGGCAATGGGACCGCGCTTCCATTGTTAAGACACGGGGCTGGCCGGTTTGCCCGGCTCTTTTTCTGTTGCCCCTGACTCTTAACAAGCGAAACCGCTCACGAAAGACACGCTATGCGGCGCGCTCGTAAAAGATTGCCGCTACGT